TATATATAGAAACTACCCTTTCTTTTTTCAGCCTATACAAGATGGTTCTAGTAATCCTCGTGTAGAGCTAGCATTTAGAGAGCCTGCTAAGAAGATAACAAGAAATCAAAAGCATATAGAGAAATCTGAAGCTTTAAATTCTATAATAGATTGGAAGAACACTGCTGATAATAGTTATGATGGTATGAAGCTTAAACTTCTAGTTCATGATGAGGCTGGTAAGTGGACAGGTCAAAATTCTATAAAAAAGAATTGGAGTGTAACTCAAACTTGTCTTTTGCTAGGGAGAAAGGTTGTAGGGAAGTGTATGATGGGGTCTACTGCTAACAAGCAGCAGGATGGTGGTGCAGAGTTTAAAGATATATTCTACGACTCCGACATGGGTGAAAAAGATCTTAACGGTAGGACTAAAAGTGGATTATATAAACTATTTATCCCTGCTTTTGACAATCTAGAAGGCTTTATAGATGAGTATGGGTATAGTGTTATAGACACTCCAGAAACTCCAGTGATGGGGATTGACGAGATGATTATTGAGACTGGTGCTAGAGATTATATACAAAATAGAAGAGATGCTTTGAAAAATGACACAACAGCGTTATCAGAGTTTAAACGCCAGTTTCCATTTACTGTAGAAGAAGCGTTTAGAAATGATACACAAAGTTGTATATTTGATGTCGAAAGAATTTATCAGCAGATGGATTACAACGAGGTTAATAATACTCCTACAACAAGGGGAGAGTTTATTTGGAAGAATGGCGTACAAGATAGCGAGGTTTTATGGATACCTCACCGAAAAGGTAAGTGGGAAATTACTTGGGTTCCAGAGGCTCAGAATCAAAATGTTGTCTCGTCTAGGTTTAGTAAAAAATTTCCTGGAAGGTCAGACCAGCTTGTTGCAGGCTGTGACCCTTATGACCATGACACCACTACTGATGGTAGGAGATCTGATGCTGCTGCTCATGTTTTTCATAAGTTTAGTATGTCAAGCGATGCGTCTATGCAGTTTGTGTGCGAGTATATTAATAGACCTCCTAAAGCGGAAATATTTTACGAGGACATGATTAAAATGTGTGTATTCTATGGTTGCCAGATATTAGTAGAGAATAACAAGGTAGGAATACTAAAGTATTTTGAGAATAGAGGATACTACGAGTACTTAATGGATAGGCCAGATATGACACATACAGAGTGGAGTAGAGGAAAACAAAAGACTAAAGGAATACCTGGGTCTGGTGCTGCAGTTATAAATGCTCAGGCAGAAGCGATAGCTACTTATATATATGACCACGTTGGTTATAATGTAGATACTGGAGAAATTGGTAGATGTTTTTTTAACACCCTTCTTGATGATTGGAGTAGGTTCGAGATAGATAACAGAACAAAATACGATGCTAGTATATCGTCTTCATTGGCTTTACTAGCGTCACAGAAATACATAAAACCTAAAAAGGAATTAAAGGTATCATCTCCTTTAGTTAAAAGATATAGTAACAAAGGAATGTTTAGCAAACAGATAAAGACATGATGTTCAATAAGCAAAAAGACAAACTAAATGGTTACCCATCACCTCTAGCCACTAACGAAGAAAAGGCTACTAAGGAGTATGGGCTTGAGTACTTTAAAAATATGTACTACGAGTGGCATAATAATGGTGATGTATATTTTAGAGATCGTAAGATGCGATATAATCGTAACAGGTCTTACGCTGAGGGTAACCAAGATGTAGGTAAGTATAAAGATTTACTTGACGCTCAGGGAGACTCATCTTACCTTAATATAGACTGGAGTCCTGTATCTATTGTCCCTAAGTTTGTTGACGTTATTGTTAACGGGATGGTCAACCAAGAGTACGATATAAAAGCTAAAACTATAGACCCTGTTGCTGCTAACGAAAGGTTAGAAAAAAAGAAAGAGTTATATGGTAACATGTTAACTAAGGATTTTTTAAATGGGTTAGAAGATGAGACAGGTTTACCTTTGGCTCCTAAAGGATTTATTGCTGAAAGTTCTGAGGAGATAGACATGTTTATGTCACTTAACTATAAGCAAAATGTTGAGATAGCGTTAGAAAAAGCTATAGAGTACACCTTAGATATAAACGATTATAACGAGACAAAAAGATACATGATTCGTGATCTTGTTGTTTTAGGGTTATGTGCTGCTAAAACAGAAATTTCAAAAACAGAGGGCGTTAAGATACGACACGTTGATCCTGTAAACCTTATAACATCATTTTCTTCTAAACCAGATTATAAAAATATACGTCACGCAGGTGAGGTATACTCTATGACTATTGCTGATTTAAAAATGCAAGCTGGAGATGAGTTTAGTGAAGAGGATTATATTAAAATAGCTAAAGAGTATGCTGGGAAAAATAACAACCCATCTAACTATGGTACTCAAGCTTACTATGAAAATGGTAACGAGACTTATGATTATGATAAGTTTAGTGTAAATATATTAGATGCTGAGTTTATTACTAGTCACTCCTTAAAATACGAAAAGAAAGAAAATAAGCATGGTGGTTACTCTGTAAACAAGAAGCCATCTAATTACAAGAAGCCTAAAAACTCTAAAACAAAAAGAGAAGATATAGGCCAAACAGTAAAGGTTATATATAAAGGTAAGTATATTGTAGGTACAGATTATGTTTTTAATTATAACATGATGAAAGATATGCCTAGACCTAAGTCTAACTTATCTGAAACAAGATTGTCGTATATAATATACCAACCAAACCTTTACAAGATGAAGAGTCGTTCTCTAGTTGATAGAATGATTCCTTTTGCTGACCAGATACAGTTAGCTCACCTTAAGATACAGCATGTCCTTGCTAAGGCTAGACCTAAGGGTGCAGCATTTGAAATTGGATCTTTAGAGAATGTATCTAAGGGTGATGGAGGAACATTTACTCCTATGGAACTTCAAGAAATATACGATCAAACTGGTAATATATACTATAGACGTATAGATGACGAGGGCCAGATGACGGGAGCTATGCCAATACAAGAGTTGGAAAACGGTATAGGTAGAGATTTTGGAACCCTTATAGGGGTTTATAATCACAACATGCAAATGATTCGTGACGTAACTGGTGTTAACGAGGCAAGAGACGCTTCTAAACCATCTAGCGAAGCTTTGGTTGGGGTTCAAAAATTATCTTTACTAGCATCTAATAACGCTACTAGAGATATTAATGATGCTTACCTTAACGTAACAACAAGAGTATCTCAAAGTATAACTATTCGTATGCAGGATTTAGTTAACTTTAAGGGTTTACATAAAATGTACACTAACGTTATAGGGGATACATCTATGCACTCTATAGACATGATGAAGAAACTTTCTATTCACGAGTTTGGTATAACATTAGATGTTGCACCTAGTGAGGAAGAAAAACAAATGATGGAGCAAAACATTCAAGTATCTCTAGCTCAAAAAGAGCTTAGACTTGAGGATGCTATTATGATTAGATCTATTAGAAACATTAAGATGGCTAATCAGATGTTAATTCTTCGTAGAACAAAGTATCAGGAAGAACAGCAAGCTATGGCTAAACAAGCATCTGAGCAAAATGCTCAACTACAACAGCAGTCAGCACAACAAGCTGCACAGCTTAAGCAACAAGAGATGCAGGCAGAAATGCAGATAGAACAGGCTCGTGTTCAGGCTAAAGCTCAGGCTGATATGCAACTTAAACAATTAGAGTTCCAATTGAAAGAGCAGTTTGAGCAGGCTCAACATCAAAGAAGGTTGAGAGAAATAGAGTTAGGGAACTTAGGTAAAGAGGGTGCTGCAAGTATACAGGGAGAGGTTCGTAAAAATGTTCAAGAACAGTCTGCTATGAATCAATCTCAGATGATAGAGCAAAGAAAAGATCGTAGAGGCCCTTTAGGTGAGGAACAAAACATGCCTCAATAGTTTGACATTAATATAAAATAGTTTATATTTGCGAAAATAACATAAATTAAATTTAAGACAATGGATATAAGAGATGAATTAGTAAAACAGTTTGGAGGCGAGGTTGTACAACCTGAA